GGGTTGGTGTTTTCGAACATGTGTTCTATGACCAATATGGTCTTTGAATAAATCTAAATAATGATATATAATAATGTTATCAAATGAAAGAGAGGTAAACAGATGACAGACTACGAAGAAAGTTACAAAAATTACCTTGCATGGCTTACACCAAGAGAGCTATTGCAAGAGTACAAGTTCATGCGTTTCCCGTGGCGTTATCGTGAACGAAAATGGATCAAAGAAGAAATAGAAAGTAGGTGTGTGTACTAATGTTGGATGCAATTTTGTGGTTTGGTTTTGGAGCTATATTAATTTTTCCTTATGGTGTATGGTGTGGAGCAAAGTGGTCAGGAGGTTATAAGAAATGAAAAATTATTGTGATATTTGTTTTAAATGTAATGATACGGAAACGTGTTATACATGTGATCAGTTTGATGTGTGTATGAAATTTAAAGATTGTTTTGGTCATATTCCTAGTAAAATGTGGGGAGAAATGACAAGTTTTGACGATATCATGAGATGTGTTGAGAAATGGAGGGTGTACAATGAGCAGACCGTTAAACAGTAAGAAGTCCTGGTATAAGGTATATATCAAAGAATTAAATACACCGAATATCCCTAAAAGTCAGTGTAAATACAAATGTGATTATTTGTTAGTTCATGCATACACCGGTGCAGTCGCAATGGCAATCGTACAGGACTACGTTGTAGAGTTTGAAGAGAATTTTCGTCCCGTTTACTATAACAAATTAGAGGGAGGTGTTCCTATTGACAACAGAAAAGTCTTATTTGAAGAAGAGTAAACCACAAGGTCTTATAAGAACAAAAGACGATTATACTCCGCTCGCTCTTGAGTTAACGTGGGATATGAAAGACGTGAGAAAAGAGTATTCACGTCTGAGATCAATCTGGCGTAAACGTTATGAAAGATTACTGAAATCTGATTATAAAGATATCGACCTTGTAAAGGATCGACCGATTCAGCGCTACAAACAGTTGAAAGATATTACAAGTGATAGAGAAATTTATCACTTGTTGTCCGAACTGGCAACTATTATTGCATCAGATAGAACAACAGTTACAGGACTGAAAAAACGTGAAAAAGAACAGATGCAACATATCAATGATGTGTATGGAACCAAGTTAAAAACGCATGAGGATTTACTAAATTTTGGGCGTTTTATGGAACAACTCAGAGATTTTGCATCAGATAGAATATATGATTCTGATTTTGCTGCAGATCTGTATTCAGAGGGTGAAAAACTGAGTACAGCTAAGTTACTAGATTTATATAAGGAATTTCTGAAAACGGGATCACGAAACATTTCAAAATTGAAATCTGGCGTAGCAAAGAAAGAAAAAGTAAAACGTCAGAAAAGGAAAGCAGGTAAACGTAAACGTAGGAGGTAACACATGGAAAATCTGTATACTGTCGACACATATAATTATACTAGAATACAGAATTTACCATGTTTACACGACACCAGATCGAATAGAGGAAGTAAAAAAGCAAAGGGATATAAAAATTGTTTGTGTGCTTTCGATATCGAGACAACTAGATTGGAAGATATTGAACAGTCAATAATGTATATCTGGCAATTTTCGATTCTCTTTCTTGATGATTTACATATTGACACTATAATAGGAAGAACATGGACAGAATTTGAGCTTTTTCTGGATCAGCTTATGAATGACGATAACTATGCGTATTACATGATTTTTGTTCATAATCTTTCATATGAATTTCAGTTTTTGCGTGGTATATACACGTTTTCACCGGACGAAGTTTTTGCAATTAAATCACGCAAAATACTGAAATGTGAAATGTTAGAGCGTTTTGAATTTAGGTGTTCGTATCTGCAAACTAATATGTCACTAAATACGTTTACATCAAAAATGAAAGTAAAACATCAAAAATTATCTGGTGAAAAATTTGATTACAGTAAAAAACGTTTTCCATGGACAGAACTAACCGATTATGAAATAAAGTACAGTACATATGACACAATCGGACTAGTTGAAGCAATGTATAAACGTATGATACTGTCGAATGACAATCTATATACACTACCATTAACATCAACCGGTTATGTACGACGTGAAACGAAAAAAGCCATGTATGGTTGGTCACGAAAACACAAGGATATATTTCCCACTATAGATGTTTTCGATCTGCTAGAGGAAGCGTTTCGGGGTGGAGATACGCACGCAAATCGTTATTACTCAGGAACAGTGATACGTACAGACGGAAAAAAGATTCTCGGAATTGGATCTTATGACAGGTCGTCATCTTATCCTGATGTTGTGTTAAACTGTGTTTTCCCGATGACACGTTTTGTTTGTATCGGATCAATAGAGGAATCCGACATAGAGAAGAAACTGGATCGAGGAAAAGCACTATTATTCCGGTGTAAAATCACAGGTATTGAACAGATTGATAAGTTTTACGGAGCACCATATTTGTCCTATTCGAAATGCAGAAATGTTTCACGTGAAACACTTGACAATGGGCGTATTTTAAGTGCTGAGTATGTCGAAACAACAATCACTGATATTGACTATGAGATCATGAAACGTGAATATAAATGGAAAGGTTTTGAGATAACAGAGTGTTATGAAAGCAAATACGGAGTATTGCCAGAGCCGTTGAAAGGCATTTTCCGTAAATATTATACGGACAAAACAGAATTAAAAGGTATAGTAGAGCAGGAACTTTTTTACAATCTACAAAAGGCGTTGCTTAATGCCGGCTATGGAATGATGGTTCAATCACCCGTAAAACAGTCATTAATATTCACAGAATCGGCAGAAAACATATATACAGTTGATGAAAATGTTTCACGTGAAACATTACTTGCAAAATATAATAGAACTGCATTTCTTCCTTATCAATGGGGTGTATGGGTAACAGCATGGGCACGCCTACGATTGAAAGAGGGTATAAACATAGTTGGAGATCGTTACGTTTACAGCGATACGGATTCAGTAAAATATATAAAAGTAAGAGGTGATAATATTGACGAGTTATTTGATAGATACAATTCTGAGAGAAAAGAGCAAAGTATCTCCAATTCCGCATACGCTACAGACTGTTATGGCGTTAAACATTATATGGGGGTGTATGAATTCGAGGATAATTATATTGAATTCTCCACCATTGGTGCTAAAAAATATGTCTATAGAACTAAAGACGGAAAACTACACGCAACAATCGCAGGAGTTAATAAAAAGCTTGCACCAGATGAGTTGGAAGAACATAGAGGAATTGAAGCCTTTAAAATTGGTTTCACCTTTTTACGATCGGGAGGAACTGAAAGCGTGTACAATGACGTTCCTTATGGGGATTTCACCGTGGAAAATCATGTTTTAAAAATTACACAAAACGTAGTTATCAGACCGTCAACTTATACTATTGGTATAACAGATGAGTACCGCAGGATTTTGGCAGATGCAAGAACTTTAAAAGAATTTAAAGAAACATTTGACAGGAATTAATATTAGTGATATAATAATTCATGTAACAGAGATAATACAGGGAGGTGAGAACATGAAAATCACAAGAGAGTTAACAGTTAACAAAATTAATGTTATCTGCTACGATCCAGAGAACAAATGTGAGATTACAAAAGAATTAGTCTTAATTGGAAATCTCACAGACGACCAGATCAGCAAAGAGATCAAAAAGAGAAATTTTGGAATCGTTATCGACTGGGAGCGAAACGAGGAAGAAACTAAAATCTATGGCATGGATGCCGAAGTATTCTTAATGCACGCAACTTTCACAAAATCACCAAAAGAAAAGGAGAACTAAATCATGGCAAAGAAACAGTATACTATTATTAAATCATCCGGAAATCTTGATACGTATTCAGAATACGATCTGATTGAATCGCCTGCAATCGTATCTCTTAAAAATGTTGAAAACAAAGGACTTATATGTGTCGGAGCGTGGGTAAAATATCTTACAGTTGATAACAGCGGAAATGAAATCACCTGCATTTCAGTGCAGGATGCAAATACCGGAGATGTATTTTCCGGTCAGTCAGCAACTTTCCGTGAAACATTTGAAGATGTAACAGACCGTGTATCTGACATGGACGAAGTACCGGAAATGTTCTTCATCGAAGTCCTTCACAGAACATCAAAATCAGGTCGTGACTATCTCATTTGCTCACTTGTTTCCCCAGATCGTGCGCTTGCCCGTATGGGATATTCTGAAAAGAACATTCCTATGCCGGAGCCGCAGAAATAATATGTTATCGTTATACGAAAATAGCGGGTATCTGTCGATACCTGCTATTTTAGGATATGGACAAAAATTCAATTACATCTGGGGCGGGCGTGGTACGGGGAAAACTTACGGAGGCCTCAAATACTGTATTGAACACAAGAAAATTTTCGTGTATATGCGATCCCTACAAGCGCAGGTTGATACAATTAAAATTCCAGAGCTTTCACCTTTTAAAAAACTTAACAAAGACATGGGATGGTCAATTTATCCGAAAACGATCGGAAAAAATGTCGCAGGATTTTACAACACATACACAGACGATAACGGGAAACTAGTGTATACGGGCCCGATTCTAGGTTATGCAATCGCTCTAAACACGTTCGCTAACTTACGTGGTTTCGATGCTTCGGACGTAGAGATAGGAATATATGACGAGTTTATTCCAGAGAAACGGGAACGTAAAGTTGAAAATGCAGGATATGCTTTCAAAAACGCATACGAAACAATGAATCGAAACAGAGAGTTAGATGGAGAAAAACCAATTCAGTTCCTACTCTTTTCCAACTCTGAAAATCTATCCTGTAATATGTTCATTGAAAACGACTTAATGGAAAAAGTATCTGCAATGGATATCAAAAAACAATCAGTGTCAATCATGCAGGAAAGAGGGATCGGACTTTTTAACTTATTTGATTCACCCATATCAGAGCGCAAGAAAGAAACAGCACTCTATAAAATGTCTGGAGCGGATTCAAATTTCAATCGTATGGCACTCGGCAATGAGTTTTATTCTGCCGATTACACAGGAATAAAACCAACGAACATCAAAGAATTAATACCTTTGTGCCGTATGGATTCTATTACAATCTACGAGCGGAAAAACAAAAATACAATATACGTTACCCGTCATCACTCGGGTAACCCACCAACATACACACAGTCTGACAAGGATATCAAAGCTTTTCGACGCGACTATGTGTATCTCTGGGATATGTACCTTTCTAACAAAATCGCTTTTGAGGATATCACATCAAAATCACTTTTCGAAAGTTATTTCAAGGACAAGTATTGACTTGTCCTTTTTTATTTGCTATAATCTTTCGTAGAAAGACAAGTGTTCGTGGCACACGTACAACACGTTGGGAGCGTGGGATCATAATGGTCCAATGTGCATGAGTATGTACAACTCAAGAATTTGTAGCACTTAATCTTTCATCACATATGCAGAGTGTCAAAGCCTGCATATGTTTTGTTTCACGTGAAACATTTCTCACCTTTCTTTAATGTTTCACGTGAAACATATTATATGTTGTGCTAACTATGATCAATGGAGGTGAAATATGGACGTTAACTCGTTATCAACTCTTATCAGTAACATTGGTGTGCCTTGCGCTTGCCTTATCGCCACTTTCTATCTCTGGCAGAAAGAAACGGATGCTCACAAGGAAGAAATGAAAAACATGACAGATGCACTCAACAACAACACTCAGGCACTTACAAAACTCACAGACCATATTACAGGAAGTGAAAAGAATGACGATTAACTACAATAAAAATATCAGAGGTGTGTACATCGTCGCAACGAACACAGGGCCTCTGATGGTCAGGGCAGAGCCTAGTACAGACGGAACAGTTATCGCAGAAATGCCTAAAAACACAAAATGTATCTGTCTAGGATGCTACTCAGGAGATTGGTATACAATCACCTACGAACATGACGGTATCATTTCCACCGGCTTTTCTCACAAAAAATATCTCAGGAGGGATTACAAGATATGACATTAGACAACTTAATTACACTCATTTCAGCAGGATTCACAAAAGAAGAGATCCTCACAATGTCAGGTACAGCCACTCAGCGTGCCCCACAGCCACAGCCACAGCCACAGCCACAGCCACAGCCTCAGCCACAGTTCTATCCACAGAACTATCAGCAGTCACAGACACCGGTGCAGGGTGTACAGGGATATGAACAGCAGTTTCCACAGATGTTTCCGCAGGCACAGGCACAGCCACAGCCACAGGCATATCCGCAGACACAGCAGATTCAGCAGATCAGTGAACAGAATGATGTTCTGAGTGCTCTTAAAAGTCTCACAAGCGCGGTGCAGAGTAACAACGTTAATCTGATGCAGAACGCAGTTCCGAAGCAGGTTACAACCGAAGATGCTATTGCTAGCATTATCAATCCTCCAAACTATGAGGGATTAACAGGAGGTGAAAAATAATGGCGAATACATTAACTTTTGACCAGATCAGCACAGTTCTGAATGATATCGTTAAACAGGCAACAGGTGTTGAAACCATGAAAGCAACAGATACAAGTTCTTTCGTGGCACAGGCGCAGACAGCGTTACTTGTCGGAAATGACAGGATCATGAACAGCATTTCTCAGGTATTAGACAGGACGATCTTTTCCGTAAGACCATACAACGCTAAATTTAAGGGCTTGAGAAGAACTACACAGCAATGGGGAAATCATGTGCGTAAGTTGGGTATGCTGGATGATGACTGGGAAAATGATCAGAGACAGCCACTTGATGATGACACGGCGGTTGATATGTATAAGATCAAAAAAGGAAAAGTTTTACAGACAAATTTCTATGGTGGTCAGGTATTCCAGAGACACAGAACTTACTTTCGGGATCAGTTAGATCAGGCTTTCAGAAATCCAGATGAGTTTGGACAGTTCGTTATCATGTACACTCAGAACACGATGGACATGATCGAACAGGCACATGAAAGTATGGCAAGAGCCTGTGTGGCAAACTATATCGGTGCTAAAAACATCTGGCAGGCAGGAGTTACTTCAAGTACTGATGGGTATACTGGAGAGCATATTGTTAAGTTGCTCACGATGTACAATACCGAGAACGGAACAACGTTAACCGCTAATGATGTAAGAAAAGCGGAGAATTTCCCGAGTTTTTATAAATGGGCTTGTGCTAAGATCATGACTTACATGGACTTTTTCACAGAGAGAACAACTCGATTCCATGCAAATATCACGGGAAAAGATATTGCACGGCATACTCCTCTGAGTATTCAGAACATCATGATTTTTAGCCCAGATCTTCATACCGCAGATACAACGGTTCTGAGTAACACGTTCCATGACCAGTATCTCAAAATTGCGACAAATGAAAAGGTTAATTTCTGGCAGACACTTGACAGTCCGATGGATATTAATGTAACGCCTAGCGTTATGAAACCGGACGGAAGTGTTGAACAGGGTGAAGCTCAGGCAATGAGCAACATCTTTGCCGTACTGTTTGATGAGGAGGCTATGGGGCTTACTACTATCAACCAATGGAGTAGCACAACACCTTTCAACAGTGCCGGTGGTTACTGGAATATTTACTATCATTTCACTGATAGATATTGGAATGATCTTACAGAAAATGGTGTTGTTTTTGTTCTTGAATAGGAGGATAATGTAATGGCGGTAACAGTCAATTTTAAGACAGCAAGCAAAAGAGTTAATTCTACAGGAGTTGTCGGCGGTGATGTTACCGCCGTTTCCTGTAATATAAATGAGCCATGTTCTATTGAAAATCCACAGATTATACTAAGAAATGGAGGCAGTGCCCCGTCATGGAATTACTGTGAGATTGTAGAATTTAATCGATCATACTGGGTTGAGGATTGGGAGTATAGAAACAATACATGGATTGCACATTGCGTTGTGGATGTGTTAGCCACGTATCGTGATACAATACAGGCAAGTAACTTGTTTTTTATTCGGAGTTCCACTAGTTTTGACGGCGATGTCATGGATACTTTATACCCAACACTGTCAACACCTGTGAAGAAAAGGACAGTTGTTAACGAGGGTTTATTTCCGGTTGCTGAATATGGTTTAAATCAGGGGTATTTTGTTTGTGGAATTGTGGGGGAAGATGGGCTTACAAATTTCTATGCTTTTATTCCCACTAATTTTGCAGATTTTTGCTCAAAGGTATTTTCTACTCTTGACTGGGCGAACATCTCAGGTCAGCAGATCACGGATAGTTTGCTGAAATGTTTGTTCAATCCGTTTCAATATCTGACAAGTGTTATGTGGTTTCCTTGTGAAAATGTTGGTGCAGGAAGTACGCAGGTTTCAGAGGTTAAGTTTGGTTTTTGGTCTTGCGATGTGACTGCATTGAAGTTAGGTAATAAGCCTTTTTATAGCAGGTCTTTTGACATTCCGATTTCTCAGCATCCACAGGTTTCACGTGGAACATTTCTTAATGCTTCACCGTTTCGCAGGATTCAGTTAACTATTGACCCGTGGGGTACGTTCGATATTGACGGAGGAAAAGTTGCAAGTGCTGAGAGCGTAACAGTCAGCGAAACTATTGACTGTATGAGCGGAGTTGGTGTTATGTCTGTGAGCGCAGGAGGTGTTACGCTGTATAGTGGATATGCACAAATTGGAGTTAACATACAGGTGAGTGATTTACGGGCAAATATCATTGAAAGTGGAAGTAATTTGTTAAGTAGCATCGGGAATTTATTTTCTGGTAATTTTTTGGGAAGTGCGTCAGGAGTTGCAAATGCGGTTGAGAGTGCGATACCGGATGTGCATACAAGAGGTGTTAATGGCACGTTGTTATCAATAGCACGTATACCATATGTTATTGAAACTTTTTATAAGATCACCGATGAAGATCGTACAGACAATGGCAGGCCCTATATGAAAAACGGTACAATGCAGGATTTAGGCACTGGGTATTACGTTGTTGAAAATGGAGCTATCAATGTGCTTGGAGCAACCCGAAACGAAAAAGAGCAGATCAAGCAATTCCTTGAGGGGGGTGTGTATTATGCGTAGCTTTCCTGCTAGCAATATTTCAATGTTCGTTGCGCTTATGACAAGTGCTAATTCAGGTCAGAATCCATGGGGATCTGGTGGAGCAGGCGGAATCGGTGGGTTGATGCTACAAGCGTGGCAATGGATCGTTGACCGTTGCAATGCTCCAGACGTAGGATACAATCAGGACTACAGAAATGAGCAAACAGTCAATGGAATAACTTACTATGATTGTAGCTCTTTAATTTTCTATGGTCTGGGACATGGGGGTTTTGAAGTCAATTTGACGGCATGGCCTTTTACCACGGAATCAATGCCAACGATACTTAAAAATCTCGGTTTTGAGGAAATAATATTACCCACCGATTATACTGATTTCAAATTTCAAAAAGGCGACATTTTATGGATACATGATACATCAATAGGAGGGCATCAACACACAGAAATGATGTACGATGATACTCATTCAATGGGGGCACACAGTAAACGTCTCCCACTTCCAGATCAGGTGAGCATTAATACCTACACAGTATGGGAAAGCACGATACACTATTGGAGAGTGTATAGATGGCCTTTTTCCGGTGGTGATTGGCAGGTTGGAGGAAACAGTGAGTATTTTGGTGATCCCACCGCTAACCTATGTGGAAACAACGAAAAAGCAATAAATAACGCAACTGTAATTTTAAATTATTTAAAAGCGCAGGGATGGAGCGTAAATGCTATTGCAGGTCTTTGCGGAAATATTCAACAGGAAAGCACTTTCAATCCTGCATTGATTGAAATTGGAGGTACTGGACACGGGCTTGTGCAATGGACACCGCCGACCGATCTGTATAATGTTCTTGATGTGTTATATGGAAGTCATGATGATTGGTATGATGGTCAGAAACAAATGAGTGTTATTTTTGCAGAGTTTCAGCAAAGTTCTGGAATTAAAAACTGGGGTATCGAGCCACAATGGTATAGCACAAGTGCATATCCGTTGAGTTGGAAAGAGTGGAGTGTTAGTACACAGGATGCTGGATACCTTGCACTTGCGTTTCAGGCAAACTATGAAAGACCTGCTAGTATACATCAGGAACGTGCCGGATATGCTAGAGCGTGGTTTGATTATTTTAATAATTTGTAGGAGGTGAATATATGTTTGGATGTAATACAGGTGTCGGTGCTCCTGTGATGTATAATTATATCAATCAGTATAATAGTAGCATATGCCCGAGCACTAACCATTGCAAAAATACTCAGTTGTTTTGGTATTTTCAGAGATATCTATTGCAGAAAGCTATATCTGTGATGAAATGGGAAGTTCCGGATAACTGGGATAAAGATTATTTTTTGTATTGTTTATATTGCTGGGGCACAGTTGCTATCATCAATACTGACAAGTTTGGTGTGATTCCACAGGGATGCACGCTTAAGGGGTATAACGTTTTTTACAGACCAGCGCAGGCCGTGATTAGCAATCCACTTTTAAAAGGTGTGATTGAACCTGTAATTGGAGAACAGTGTGTTCTTTTCAAATGTACTGCCGACTATGGTGGGATCATGGATTTAGTAGGACGATATGCAAATGAAATGGCTATCACTATGGAATCCTTGGATATGAACGTGATGAACAGTAAACTTGCATATGTTTTCCGAGCAAGGAATAAAGCGGGAGCGGAAAGTCTGAAAAAAGTCATGGATCAGGTCATGAGAGGTGAATTAGCTGTTTTCTATGACGAGAAACTGAGAATACAGAGAGGGGATCAGACGGAAGAACCGTGGGATTATTTTGTTAACAACTTAAGACAGAATTATATTGCGGGTGATGTTCTGGATACTCTGAGAAGATTGGAAGAATTGTTTTGCACTGAGGTTGGTATTCCCTCTGCCAGATCAGATAAGAAAGAAAGAATGATATCGTCTGAAGCCGAAAGCAACGATATTGAAACGTCAACTAGAATGGAAATGTGGTTGGATGGTTGGCAGAAAAGTTGTGCGGATGTTAAAAAGATGTTTGGCGTTGAGGTAAGTGTAAATTGGAGACACAACCCGAATAAAAATGTTTCACGTGAAACATCAGGAGGTGATGATGATTGAGTTTACTAACAGTTGAGGGTTTATATAACTATGATAACACACTGTTTGACGGTTTCAATGTTCCTGAGGGACTTGTGAAACAGATTGCTATTGATGCGATTTTGATGCGGACTAGGGAATTGGAGATTTTATATCCAGATTTTGCGTATATGAAAAATCGTATTACCATATGGAGTAACAAGTATCAGATAAACTGGAAAAAGTTGTATGATACTACAGTGTTAGAATATAATCCGATCGAAAACTATGACAGAATGGAAGATTGGACTGATACTGATGATGAAACAACTTCCAGTGCTAGAGATAACACAGTAAAAAGCACTAGCACTAATGAAATAATGAATATTGTTAACATAACAGATCAGAATACAGCTTTCAATGCAGGACTTGCGGATCATGCGAAACAGATTACGGATGGAGACACGACAGAAAACGGAAGTATTACCAACACAGAAAAAGAAAATGTAAATGATGGAAGAACTGGAAAGCATACGAGAACCGGCAGGGCACACGGAAATATAGGTGTCACCACTTCACAACAGATGATACAAAGCGAACGGGATTTAGTTGTTTTCAATCTGTATGATGTGATTGCAGAAAGTTTTATAGAAAACTTTTGTTTAATGATTTATTAAAGGGAGGTAATTTTATATGAGTATGGAAAATTTAGGACCTTACACTAATTTCCACGAGTTAAATCAGGATTGGTTTTTACAGGAATTTAACAAACTTGTAGCGCATTGGATAGCAATGCAGAAAAATTTTGACAGCTTGCAGGATGCTTTTAACGATCTAAAAAATTATGTACAGGATTATTTTAAAAATCTGGATCTACAGGAAGAAATTAATAACAAATTGGATGAAATGATCGAAAGCGGTGAATTTACTGAGATATTAAATAAATTATTTAAAAACAAATTTACTTTTGAAGGTGTATTTGAAATTTACGATTATATTAAATATTTTGGATATTATGCACAAGGTATATGTTCAAATGATAAATACCATTTCATTTCTGCAACTAAAATTAACACAAATTCAACACTTTTTATGAAATATTCAAAAGAAACTAAAAGTTTGGTAGGAGTATTACAAGGTAATTACTATCACGCTAATTCCCTAGTTTTTAACGAAAATACTAATGAAATTTATTCATTAAATGCACTCGAATATTCTAACGACAAGTATGTAAGTAACTCCAATATAACAGTAATTGATGCTGAAACACTCACATTTAAAAGAGAAATCACAACAAATATAGAATATCCTAGCGCTATAGGAATTAATAAAAATAAATTATACGTTATTGCATCAAATAAAAAGGTGTATAACGTCACAGATAATAATATACTTTGCACTTTAAACTATAACGTAACCGGTACTTGGCAGGGTGGAACCATTGACGATAACTTTATTTACCTTATAACAAGTAGACCAAACTATATTTTATTATTCACTCATGACGGTAACTTTTATGGTGGATGCTCCTTAGTCGACGGAATTAAAAATTTATATAACCTCTATGAAATAGAAGACATTGTTATTTATAATAACACTGTTTATTTACTTAATAATGACTTTAATAATAGTAACAATATTAAAACCGACAGTGCATATAATAGAATTAACGTTTTTAAGTGTCCTTTGTTTGGGCTTTTTCAAACAACATACAACAAAACAAACACTTTCATAAATCAAATATACGTAAATAAATCATTCATTGGCATCCCTGACGGATCGGAAAATAAACCATTTACTGATATTGATAGTGCACTTAATTTAATTAAAGCTTGTAGACCTGGTAAATTCAATATTATATTACAGTCAACTGTTGAAGGCAATGTTATCATTGAAAATATTTGTGGATGTGATATAAGAATTACTAACGGTAAAATAGACGGTTCTTTTAAAATTAGTGACGGTAATATTTCATTTAACAATTTAGAGTTTATAACAAGCGATCCTATTAACTTTGAGGATGGAACAGCAAACGTGTTTATTAATTCTACAAAATTAATGATTAATGTTGTATTTAACAACGTTACATTTAGCAATGAGTGCACATATAATGTTAGATGTTTAAATAGTAGTGGCCTTATAAACTTTAACGATTGCAAGCATAACGGTCCAGGTATTGTTAATATTAGTGGTGGAGGCATTGTAATTAGTACAAACGATAACGGCACTTATAGAGTGCCAGATAACAATGTTTTCAAAAGTTCAATATATACCTCACAATTTAAAGGTTTTATTGGAAATGGCAGACATGTTTTCATTGATAATTTAAGTACTATTAAGCCAAATGTTAAAACAAAAATTACTGACGATAGTATATTGGCTAACTCAACAATTAAAATAACTTTCGATGGTGGTAATGGCATATTAATGTATGGTGATAGTAAAAGCTCCATAAGTAATATAACAAAAATAATTAATGGTGTGTTCTATATTCTGCGTGTAAGCGTTACTATAGATGATAATAGTTTAACATGGAACGGTATTAAAATAAATTTAACTGACGGGACATATGAAAATATCACATCCGAAAACTTTATAAATATAACACACATCAAAAATGTTGAAATATTCTAAATAATTAAACAAATGTTCGAAAACATCAACCCTGTATGTGTTTCTCACACACGGACACAAGTCCATAATGTTCTAAAATAACTGATTTTCATAGTGCAATATGCACAATTATTGGATTGATTTCCAGTAATAGTTGTGTATATTGCACTAATATTTTGTCCGTTGTGTGCGTACAGAGGACATCTGTGTCTGTGAGTGTCCGTG